AATTTCCTGAAGTTGCCCAAGTGCCAACCAATCCATTTCCTGCCGTTACGGAAGTAACCCTCGCAGTCCCGTTAACGTCAAGTCTAAAGCCTGCGTCTGTGGTGGTGTTGATGCCTACGTTACCTGTGTTGTACAGCCATAGTTGGTTTGGGTTTGTTACCGTATCTAAAAAGCCAGAAGAAAGTAAAATAGGTCTAATTGTTCCCGTGCCACCTTTCCCCGTTGCAAGCGTAAACGAAGAACCCGTAGCACGAACAACCATAGCTTCAAAGTTTGTTCCGTCTGCTATTAAATCAGTTCCCGAAAGAACAAATTGTGCTTTAACATTTGCACTTAATCCCGTACCTTTTGGAATTATTTGAAAATTTTGACCAACATTTGTTCCACTTGATGGATAAAATGTAGCAGTAGGAAAGTTATCGCTTGAATTGGTTAGCCTAATATCGGTGCTTCTATTCGTTCCGCTTGTGTTGTTAAGCGTTACCGTACCACTCACCCTCGCAGTACCATTGACGTCTAAACGGAAGCCTGCATCGGTTGTTGTGTTTATTAGGACGTTGCCGTTTCCGTGTATTCGTAGCCTTTCGTTTACACCACCCGTAAAAAAACGAATATCGCCTGTTGTTGCTTTGTTGGCCGTAAAGTTTATACCATCTAAATTGCTTGCGCTAAAAAAGTAACCTCGATTTTGGAAGGCATCACCTGTGGCAGTACCACCGATACCCATATACATTCTATCGTTAGAAGTGCCTGCATTGTTAAAACAATTGATTTCGGTATAACCATTTGTAGCGGTGTTTCTCAATTTTACACCAACTACATCTCCATTTAAAGTACCTTGAATGTCTAAGAATTGAGCGGGGCTACTCGTACCAATCCCTAAGCGGTTGTTAGTGCCGTCCCAAAATAAAGACGAACTCTGCTGCAACACATTCCCCGTACCTTGAAACAATACCCGTCCTATTGTACCCGAAGCTATCGGTGTAGTGCCTATGGTTAAACCCGTTGGCGGTAGTGGTATTGCGTCGATGAGTTCTTGACCAGTAATTGACTTAGTAACGTAAGAACCGCCTTCTAAAGTTGAGACTTCTATTAAATCCGTAGCCGCTAGGTCTGCCCCTTTTGGGGTCATTTGGCTAATTTTCTGTGTTAGGTTCATAACAATATTACAATTAATTTGGAACTTGTTTAAGCGGTACGGCGCAGTCTGTCCAGTTGTTTACGGCGTAAGTTGCTGTCATTACCCAACCCGCTGCATAGTCTAGTAAGTCGTTGTTTAACGGCTCAAAAGTAGGGGTGTCTACTAGATCAAAAGAATAGTTATTCGAGTTTATGAAGTACGTGTAAAGGTCGTACAGAATTTGTTGGCAGTCGCTTAGAATTACGTTAATATTCGCGCGGTCTTTTTGAATAATGTCAAAGCAATAAATTTCTAGGACAAAGTCGTTCGTGTTTTCGGTGGCTAAAGCCGTCACGGGTACAATGTAAACAATAGGGTATTTTTCGTCTTTGGTGGCGAAGTTAAACATTTGTTCTTTGAAGTCCGACCCTACCTTTTTTACTTGAATATGGTTGTCGTAAAACGTTGTTATTTCGTTTATAAGTGCTTGGTAACTTGTCATAATTCAGAACCTTGTTTGATTTTATTTATTTTCGTTTGTGTGCTTGTTATGTCCGTTTCGCTTACAACCGCTTGCACTACAAAACTAGGTGATGCACTTGCGCTTTTTGGTTGTCCTGCCGTGTTTAAGTTATTGCCTTGTCCGAACAAATTAATTTGCGGTACAATAGACGCAGCACTTGACGAGCTAGCAGTATCATTACCACCGCCGCCACCTGCCGAAACTGAGCCGCTAGGGTTGCTTAATAGTTGCTTTGCCTTAGCTATGTTTGTGGTAATTTGAATAATACCGCTAGCGAATTGCGCAATACCAGCCGCACCCGCCGAAACCCCGTTAAAAGGGTTTGATTGAGACGCAGCAACCAAAGCCGAAATGGCCTTAGCCGTGTCGATACCAATTTGAACTAGCGCGCTGGCCTTGTTAAATTGTTCTAGTTTCTTTTGGTCTTTAATAAAGGCATTGCCTAAAGCTCCTACGCCGTCTACTATGTCACCTGCTAGGGTTATTTTAGCGTCGCGTTCGGCCTTAGCCGCTTCGATTTTAGCCAAAGACGCGGCCTTTTCGTCGGCTACGACTTTGTCGTTTATTGCTTTAATTTCGGCGGCTCTTTTTTCTTCTAAGAATTTCGTGTCCGTTCCGTATTGCTCGGCTAAAGCTATTAACTCAAAGTAACGCGTTTGTATTTCGTCTTTTTGTCGTTCGGTTTCGCTCATGCGTAACACTCGCATTTGTTCTTCAAAGTCTTCTTGCGCTTGTAGCTGTACGTTTTCGTTGTCCCGAATAGCTTTGTTAATGTCAGCTTGTCGTTTTAAGTCGGCGTCTTTTTGTACTTGCGCTGCCTTGTCTAGTTCGGCTTGCTTTTGGTCGTTGTAAAGTTTGGTTAAACGTACCTTTTCCGCACCCGTTAAGTTTTCGTTTTTCTTTACGTCTTCGATTAGGCGTTTGTACTTTTCATTTGTGGCGGCTAGTTCGCGTTCGGTGTCGTCTGCAATCAAACCTATTTCTATGTCCTTAATAGTGCGCTCTGCGTCTAGTCGGTTCTTAGCGTAAGCCTTTGCGTTTTCCTTTCGTTTTTCCGCTGCGGCTTTGTCTTTTTCCGCTTGTTCGGCTGCGTCGTCTATTTCTAGCAATTGGCGCTCTTTACGTCCGTCGGCTAGTATTTTCTTTTCGGCGGCAATTTGTTCGCGTAATTTCTTGCGCTTTTCTAGGTTGTCTTTAGATGCAATCTTTTGAAGTGCTGCGTATTCCTTTTGCGTGTCTTTTAAACGGCCCTCAGCTTCTTTGCTTATGGCTTTGGACTTGGCTATTTCCAGATCCGTTGTGTCTTTACCCGCGGCTTTTGCTTTGGCTATTTCTATGTCGTAAGAATCTGCAATCTTTTCGGCGCGTTTCTTAGAACTTGCGGCGGCCTTTTCGTTGGCCTTACCCATTTTTTCTGCGTTTTCTTCGGCGGCAAATTGTGTCAAACCTAGCCAGTCGGTCATTTCTTTAAACCCGTCAATAATTGCGTTAATGGGTATCATTAAAATATCTAATGCTTTTTGTAATACGCCAATTTTAGACAAGAAAACCACTATGGCAACCACTATTGCAGTAATAACTGCGACAAGTAAAAAGATAGGGTTAGCTAGTATTTGCATGCCTAGTTTAACGAAAGCCCCGCCAAGGGTTTTAATAGTTCCTGTAATGCCTTTAATTGCGCCCGAAATGTCCGCTTTACCAATCTTACCCAAGTTGCTAGCGAAGACCTGCGACTTTTGGCTAGCTTCTTCGAAGTCCAAAGACATTAAACTCGACTTAATGCCGTCAAATGAATTGCTAACTTGTTCGAATTTAGACCCCGAAGCAAAGACGTTTACTGCGTCGTTTGCGTCTTTAATTCTGTCGGAAAGTTCACCCGCTTTTTTTGCGAGCATTTCCATTTGTGCGGGGTCAGTAGCCGCCGCTATTTCGGCTTTTAACTGCCTTAACTCGGCTTTCATTGAGCCGACACCCGTAAGCTTTAAAGGAATAGTAACTTCATTCATAACTATATTAAAATTTAGTAGGTGCGAATTTCTAGGGTGGTATTATTTAGTATGCCGTCGGCGTGTTGGTGGTTCTGGGTGTTAGTAGTTTTAACTATAATGTCTCCGTCAGTGTTTATAAACGCGCTATTCAAATGGTCATGTTCGTTGCTATTGATCATTACGAAAGTATACAACGGGTCGAACGGGCTTATAGCAACACCTTTGTATTGACCTTGTGCTACCCGTGTCCATGTTACCGCCCCTATGTTATTGCTTAAGTCTATGGCTGTGGGTGCAGCCGTTCCCGTTTGAGTAAGATTAACGACGTAGTTTGTACGTTGTACTGGTAGGCCGTTAATTCTAGGGGTTATTATACCATCCTCATTTAACGTTTGCCCGTCGCCAATTACAATACCTCGAACGCCTTGCGCTATGGTGTTACCGCGTCCCATGACAGCAACCTGCGAACCTTCTAAGATTACATTTCCTGAAATAGTCGAAGACCTAAGCACGGAATTTAAAGCGGCTTGTACGTTCGGGCTAGGTGTAGGGTTGCCCGTGTTTGTAATAAACGGGGCTAGTTCTAGTTCGCTGTCGACGCTTATAAGTTCGACTTTCGTTAGGCCGTCCGTGTTTGCATTGTAGTCAATTACGCGGTTAATATTCCACCATGAGTTGTCGATGCGAATTTTGTCGTTAAGCTTTAAACTATGTATGTCGTTTTCTTTTAAGTAGAAAAACGCGCTTAGCATTTTACCCTCGTTAATTTGGTTAATTGTACGACGCCAATACATATTGTAAAGCGTGTTGTTTGTTAACGTTTGAGGGTTGTAATAATAAAAGTCACACGTCCCGAAGTTAATGTCAAAGCTAGGCGTTAACGCGTTGTCGAAATGGGTAATAGCTGGGTATGTCGTTACCCCGTAAGTTCCAATTACACCCCCGTCTATAATAGTGTACGACCCGCAAGGTTGTTCGCCGCCGTCGTAAAGTATTCTTATATTCGTCTTTGGGGCTTGTCCGTCAATCATTGGCACAATTGCACCAAATGTAGTTTGAGCTATTGGCGTAGGGCTAAAGATTAATTCCTTTGTGTCTACGTCCTTAACATATTCCGAATTGAAAATGTATTCTTGTTGTCCGTAGATTTCCTTTGTAGCGTCAATATAAAGCGTGTTAGGCGTGTCTTTGTCTTCTTTGTAAGTTAAGACTAGGCGCTTGTTTGAAACGTCGGGTAAAAATTCTAAATTTTGTTCGCGGTCTTTGGCTAGTTTGTATGTCCAGTCGCGCTCAGTTCCGTTGTCGTAATACTCGTCTCGGTGTGTTAAAATTATATTGTTTGGTTGGCTTGGGTCTACGTCTGCGAATAGGTTGTACATTTGGAAAATAGACTTCACAAAGTCGCTTTGCTTTATCTTTTGCGGTACGTATTGGTTCATTGTGATCACCCCGCCAATTGGTTGCACGTAGCTATTCGGTTTTATTTCTATTCGTATGTCCGTAATATCTATGTTTACGTCAACTTGCGCCAATACATTGGACGCAGTACGCCACTTGTTGCTAACCTGCCAATCCGAAGTAATGCCCGTGGCAAAAGTCAAAATATCACCCGTCGAAATGAAACCACTAGGACTAGTTATAACTGAGTTTAAATAGCTGCCGTAAATGGTCGTACCGCTAGCAATATAATCATTAATAAAAAGCGGCGTTAAATTGGCGTTCGTGCCTACAAAAGACGCGTTTAAAGCTTTAACGTAAGGGGTAAAAGTTGCGTTTCCTGGGAACGTTCCAATAAATGGTCGCACGGGACTAGCGCTATGGTTAAAAAAAGTTAGGTTGTATTCTATTGTTACGTTGTATTCGTAAGACTGCGAAGCCGCGGGGTCTACGTCCGTGGGTGCTGTGTACTGACCCGTCACGGGGTTAAAGATGCCTTGCGGGTCTTCTAATTCAGTCCATGCCGTTATAACTTCTTGAAACGTATTAAATGAGCCAGTAGGTGACTGAGCAACCGAAGTAGCGTAAACATTCCTAGCTGTTACTTTGTAGTCGTTCCAATCAATTTGGTTTTCTTCGCCGTTGTAAGGAATAAGCAATTTATCAAAGCGGGCGTTTTGTAAGTCCGTCCACGTGTAGGTAAAGCCAGCGTTTGCGAAGATGCGGTCGAAATAAGTCTTAGCATAAATAGCGGGCTTAATTTGGCGAACGTTGTAAAGGTTGTCCGTGTCGTAAGGTAAGACGTATTTGTAGCCGTTGGCCTGCGTAAAACTAAAGCTGCCAATTATAGCGCTCGAATTTGAAAAATGGTTAAGGTCGCTAAAGTCTATGTCCGTAAGTTCGGCGTTTGTTATGGCCGTGAATAGCTCGGCCTTCGTGTCTTTTATTAGAACCTCGTAGTTGACCACTTGTTCATGTGCGTCTGTAAGTTGTGACTTGTTTACGGCAATGAGTTGTAAAATTGCGTTGTCTAAAATTACAACTTCGTTTTGGGTGACTTGGCAATACGTCAACTGCGAAACGTCGAACGTACCCGCGTCTATATTGACGTCGTAGTAGTGATTTAAAAGTTGGTTGTTGTTGTCCGTTCCCGCTAAGACTATGGTTTTTGAAAATGTACCCGTTCGTTTTGTAATATCCCTAATTTCACCAACTGAAAAGGTAAGCGGAAAACTAACGTCTTGGCGCACGTCAAGTACGCCCGTGTCTAAAATAATTTTAACCATTGATTGCGTCGTTATTTGCTAGCTTGACAACTAGGGTTTGTTTGATTAGGTTCTTGTTTCGTTCTTTAAACACTTCGTAAGAATTATTAGTCACAATTACGGGTAGGTAATTCGTGCTTTCAGGAACTCGAACGGGGCAGCCGTCTTCGTCAATGACTGGTATGCCGTCTTCGGTTGTTAGGTAGGTAACAAGCTTAAAGAATACTTGCGGGCTAGTTACTAGTTCTTCGAAATATGTTGCCATGTTTTGGCTCATCCAGTTGCTGTTTAGTTCTAGCGTCTTTACGACGTTTATATTGAACGTGCTAAACCCAAATTCTTCGTAATTATAATTCCATTGGCCGTCGCTTACGAAGCCTTGAACGTCTTTATTGTACTCGTCGCGTTGTACTTCGCCACGTTCGTAGCTCTTAAGTTGAAACGCAAAGCTTGACCATGAACCCATGCGATCCAAAAAGCACAAATGGTATTCGTTAATTTGTACACGTCGGTCTATATTGACGCGGTACTTAACAGACTTTTGCCCGCCGTCGTCGTAATAAAAGTCGTAATAGGTTGTATCTGGTTTGACTAGGGGTAAAGTTCCCGCAGCTATGGTAAGAACACCCGCGTTGTTCGGGCCTACCGCTACACCTTCAATAGTTGTATTGTTAGTAAGTAGTTTTGTTAGGACGTCGCCGTTCGAGTTTTCAAAGACTATCTTTTTACCTATGCGACCCCTTATGTTTAACCAAAGGTCCTGACCTAAGGTTGCGTAAAATTCAGTTTGCGGTTGGTTGGTAACCCAAAGCTTTGTAACGCCGTTAGGGTTGTACGTGTTTTCGTCGTATGTAGGAAATTCTATAAAGCGTCTAGCGCCGTTAAAAACGCGTTTAATGTCGAAGTCCGTAATGTCGTACGTTACTACTTTGCGGTTGTCAGCATATACCACCGACCCGTTAACGTTGGCATCGGTTACGCTAGTCCATGACACGCCAATTTCAAACCATGAGCCGCTAGAATTAGTTACGGAATGTAAGCCCTCAACTAAAGGGTTAGCCACACCGCCGTCCGCTTGGGTTATGTTTATTTGGTCACCAATTGCGAACGTATTTGTGACATTCACACGAACAAAGCCCGCCGAGTTTGTAAGTGCTGAGGTGTAATTGAATTGCGCTAGGTATTCTTCACCCGTCTTTACTTCGTAGTTGTAGTAACTATTGACCGCGTCGTAGTCCGTTGTTACCAAAGGTTGAAAATCCCAGCTAACGTATGAGCTTAGAAACTTAGATAGGTCAAGTTCGCCGTAACCCGTGCCAAAGGTTGGTAAGACCTTAAAGCGTCCTATTAGGGTCGCGCCGTTGTATACGTCAAAAATGTACTTGAAGCCGTCTAGGTTCTTGTTAGTTGAGTCGACTATAAACTTTACGGGGTTGTAAGCGGGTGTAAAGCTTTGGGGTTGTGCTATTATTGTTTGTGCCATAACTATATTAATTTGCGCCCGTCTTTAATTAGAAAGCGAAGTAGGCGTCGTCGGTGAAGTATTGTTCTTTTATGTAGGTCGTCGCGTAACGTGTCGCGTCCATTGCGTCGTCGTACAGCTTCACGGGTTCGTCTAGAATCTGATCACCTACCTTTTTCCATTTGTAGTTTTGATATTCTTTTTTTAGGTGTTCGTTTTCCAAACATATTACCCCGAATGTCTTTATATTGTCGATGCCTTTCTTTACGGACTTGTTCGCGTTTAAAACATTATAACCCGCGTTGTTCATTTCGGCAATGATTTCAGGGCGTGCGTAGTCGGCTATTATTTCGGTTTCCTTTTCTATGTTTAGGTCAGCTAGGCGGTCGATTAGGTTTGAGGTTGTAAGGTAGCTTTCGTATATTACGGGTTCAATGAAAATGTCTTTTTCGTGCCAATAGACGCGAACCAACGCGGTGGGGTGATTGTACCCAAAATCGCAGCCGTATACAAACTGAGTAAAGCGTGAGGGTCGGTGCGGTAAAAATGTCCAGTTCGAGTATATGTTACTTTTGCTTATGGCCTTTTCACCTAGCGCATAAATTTGGTAAAGGGCCTCGTCGGTTCGTTTGAGGTCTTCAATTTGTCTTTTGATGCTGTCGGGTAAAAAAGGGTTGTCGCGATACGTGCTTTTGATTAGGACGCTTTCGTTTTTTGGTAGGTCGTAAAGCCATGAGGTCGAATCCGACGGGTTGTAGTCAAAGATTAGCTTTGTTTCGGTACGCATGTTTAACTGCGTGAAGTCGTCGTAAAACAACTCATTGGCCTCATTACACCAAGCTAGGTTACGCTTGCGCCCCCTAATCTTTTGCTCATCGTCAACACTAAAAAATTCAACCATTGAGCCATTAGGGAACGTGTAAATGTGTTCGCTCATGTTATGGCTAGCCTTGTCGTAAATTCCCGACTCTTTAAGCACTTCGAAAAAGTCGCGCATTGCCGTTGCCCTAAGCGCTGGGAACGTCTTACGAATAATAGAAACGACGACGCCTTTGTTTTGTAGGCAATAGACTAAAATGAGCTGACAAAGCGAATACGTCTTACTTGAACGGCTGCCACCCTCGTTAATGATAAAACGCGCCTCGTTATTGTAAAGCGCGTCGTAATTCTTTTCAAATACAATTGTAGATTGTAAGTCCATTACTCTAGTTCCTTAGTGTCGGGTCTAATTATCGAAATTTTGATTTCGTTTATGTTTTCGCCGTTGCTTGTTACGTCCGTCTTTTCGGTCAACGCGTTTAAGCGGGCAACTATGTTTTGTTGGTACTGCCCAACTAGCGCCCCTTCGACTTGGTCGTTTCGGATTTCTTCTTTAATGCGCGTAACGATGCTAATAAATGCGTCGAACACCCCCCCGACGTTGTACCAATAATTATTTATTTCTTGCCCTTGTTTATTGCAATACGTTTTAAAGCCGTCAATTGTAAGGGGTGGCACGTGTTCTTCGTACAATACTCCTTTGTTTGTTGCTTTGGGTACTTTACGGGTTCGGCTCTTTGTTTCTATTACGTAGTTTTCGAATAGGGTGTAAAGTTCTTCGGGTTCTTTTAAGTGTCTAGGCCTTGCCATTTTTGTTCGTGTTTTTAAAGTGGTCTAAAAATTCGTCTTCGGTTACAAATTCGATGCAAATAAGGTTGTCCATGTCGGTAAGATACAAAACGTAATGCACCCCGTCGCGTTCTAGCTGATCTTGTACTGCGTTACAATAAGCGGCCATGTTCTTACCCATGTCAACAACTGCGTATTTCATTTCTTTAGGCTCTTAACGTATGCGGTCATTGCTTCGCGGGCGTGTGTTTCCCATACTCGATTGCATACAGCAAAACGTTGGTCTTCTTTAGGGAATGAATCCACGCGTTCTTGTTCGACCATACAACGTTTTATAAACGTGTCTTTCTTTTCGCCTTTAATTGGTTGTGACATTTGTTTTACGTTTACGTGTTTTTGTAGCTGGTTTCTTACGTGTTTCCGTTGGTTCTACTGCCTTAGGTGCTTCTACTGCGTCAGACTGCGCCGTTTCGTGGTCTATTCCCGTGTAGGCAATGGTAGGCTTTTCGAATAAGTAACCTAGTCCCATAGATACGTAATAAGTAAAACGTCGAGTGTCTATTTTGTCCACTTCGATTTTGCGTTGACCTAAGACCGAGTCGTAGATTACTATGGTTTTTCCTTTGTGTTCGTCTTTTATTTTCATTTGTTTTCGTTTTTGTGTAGTTCTTCGTCAAAGCGCCCAAGTACATAGGCACAAACTCCGACACCGAGAATTTGTAAATAGGCCGTTTCGCCTTCGTAGGTCATTGCTACACCCATAGATAAAAAAGCTAGGGTAGCGACGGCGTAAAGTAGTTTAAAAGCGCTCATAACAATATTGAATTTTACGGATTTTTTGTTTTAAGTCTCTGATCATGTAATGCGCTGAGGTTCGGCTAACGTTAAAAAAGTCGGCCATTGCCTCGGCTGTTTGTTTTTTGTCGTCGAAGTAGACTTCGGCTATTCGTTTTTCTACTGGGTTGGTAATTTCGCTGCGGTATTTTTGTATGCACCATTTGCGAAAGTTGTAAACGTTTTCTATTTGGATTTTGTCTAGTACGTCGTCGTTGTCTGGTTCGTCTAGTAGGTCGGGAACTTGGCTATTTATGTCATCTTGTTTATGACTTAAAGACGTGTTCCAAATAATTTGGTATTTTATGGTGTTTAGTAGGTAAGATTTTACGCTGTTTGCGTCCGTCTTTTCGGTGTCAATGGTCAAAACGTGCAAGTAAGCGTTGTTTATGCAGGTGTCAGCGTTCAGCATCGAACAAGCTAGCTTTTTATTATTGACGTAACGGGTCAAAAAGTAATTAGCGTAAGCCCTTACTTCGTCGTAGTTTGCCGACACGTAAGCGTCAAGCGTTCGCTTCAAACCACTGCAAGAACTCATTGTAAAATTTTATTCGGTCAGGCGCTCCGCATAAACACCGCGTGTCACGTTCACCCGTTGCCTTATTTCGTATGGCTTGCAGCTTACGTAAGTGCATTTTACTTAGCCTTTCGGGCTTTAAGTAGGCTAGTATTCCGTTTATTTCTAGTAATTGAGCTTCGCTAAGCATATGTCGAGAACGTAAGAACATAAAGAAACTAGGCACGCGGTAAGAAATTCACCGCTAACGAACCACGTAACCCAAAAACCCATGCACTTAGGACAACCGAAGGCCCCGTGCAAATAGATTGTAAAGCGATTTAACGGCATTTCGGTAAAGATGCGGTCTAGCAGGTCCTGCAATGGTTCAAAGTTCGTTAAAAACCATGCAAGCGCAATGTAAAGTAGTATTTCCATTTGGTTAAATTCTAAACAAATATAAGTTTAATTTCTAAACATAACATTTTTTAAATAAAAAAGCCCCTTTTTACGGGGGCTAGTTACTAGTGTAGGTGTTTATAAAGATACTCGTCTAATTTAATGAGGGTCGAAAGTGCTACGTCTTTGCCGTCTAAGAAATTGTTAATTTGAAAATGGTGAAACTTACCCGTTTTTTCTTTTATTTCGTTTACTATTTGGTTTCGGGTTCGTGTTTTCAATAGGTCTTTAATACCACGCCTCAGCGCCTCATCTTGAATGAACATGATCATAAGTTAAAATGGTAAGTCGTCGTTTGCAACTACTGGGGCTGTTTGTGGCGCTACGTAAGGTTCGGAAAAAGACGCACTAAAATAACTATTTCCAGCGCTAGACGTTTTAACCCAAAGGGCTATTTCCATTTCTTTGCCGTTTACGTTTACTTTGCCTCGGTAGTCGGGTTGGTTAGCGCTTGTTTTTTTGTCGTTCTTAAAAATTGCGCCTGAATTTGGTTTGTTTTCCATTGTATTTGGTTTTAAAAGTTACTGATAAATGCAATAATCATGGCAATACAAAGCGCCGTTACAATAATCATTGTGCCAATTGCGGCTAGTTGTTCGCGGCTTTGTCGTTTGTCCATTTGTTTTGGTTTGGTTGTTTTAAAATTTAGCTTTGTTTGTATGTCTTTTTTGTCCTTTTGACTAGACGCCCAGCTTTTGCGGTATTCAATTGTAAGCATTGCCACACGTTTGGCAGTTGCGCGGGTTGGTTTCTTAGCTACCCAAGTGTAAAGGGCTTTGTCTACTTTTTTAATATAGCCGTTCGTCTTTAAGACGTTGAACACGTCCCAACGCGTTTGGCTAAGTTCGTCAAAGCGAAAGTGCGGCTTTTCGTTCATTTCGGTTAATAAGTCTTTGTAAGACTGCAGGTTAAATTTTTTCATTGTTCTTCGTTTATTATTTGTAAGCTTCCGTCAAAATGGTAGCCAGTTAATTTAATTAGCCTTTCAAGGTAATAAAGCAATTCGTCTAGGTCGACGTCTTCGTGTCCAAATTCGTAACTTGACGTATGGCCGTATTGGGTTATCTCGATTTTCATTGTTCTTGTTTTTTAAAGGTTTACTTGTATTAAAGTTCCCGAAATAATCATCATACCCACTATTGCAAACCAAAGAGTTGAAAAAGATATTATTCTTGTTTCTCTTTTATAGTTTACCGCATACCACATAATAGTAAATCCTATTACTTGAAGTATAAATTCTACTGCTGTTTTCATTGTTCTTGTTGTTTACATTTCGTGTTTAGATATGTGGCAATTTTTACCCCTTATACTTGTCCATGTTGCTCAACTCAATTAAAGCTGCCTTTTGCTTCGCTTTGTATTCGTCTTTTAGTCGTTCCAAATAAAGTACAAAGTCCATTGCTTCTTCTTGTGCGTGTGTGAGCCATTCTAAGGTGCTTAGGTCGCTTCTTTCTAGCGTTGTGTTGTACTTCTTTATTCCGACTTGCGAACGTTCGGCAAAACGGCTTAAAACGCGTAAAACTATTTGGTCTTCTATTTGCTGGTTCATAGCTTTTCGATTTCTTCTTTAATTTCTTGAATGTATAAAAACTTATCAAATGCTTCCGATAAATCACCCGTAATAAATTCCTTTGAAAATTCAATTGTAATTAATGCGCATTTTTTAGCTATTTCATTATAAGGCTGTTTGTATTGGTCATTTGTATCGAAGTCGTACTTTACTAATTCTGTTAAATACGTTTCGAATAATTCTAGTGCTTTTTCTTTTGGTGTCATAAGAAATTATAAAGGGTTTCGTAATACTCGCGGCATAGTTCGACGCGTTCTTTTATTTGTTCTATTACTTCGTCGTCACGTTCGACCTCAAAGAACTTAACGCGGCGGTTGTCGGGTATATGATCGAAGTTGTGGCGCTTTGTTACTTGTTCGATTAGTTCATGGTCTTCTTCTAAAAGTTTAGCGTTCCAATGGGCGCGTCTTACCTCATCTTGCACCATGTCTTCGGGTGTGTTGACTAGGCAATAGACAAGTAAGCTTTTTTGCTTACCCGTTAGCCACATGTAGCCTTGTAATTGGTAAAAATAGTCTTTAGTCGGTATTTCAGTGGCAAAGAAAGGAAATGTCGTAGCGTCCCAAGAACTTTTTACGTCTAAAAGTATGTCGTCCGTGTTTACGTCGGGTGTACCCGTTAGCCAGTCGTTTGTGAAGTGTTCGTCGTTTTTGATTAAGAACCCTAGTTCTAGGGCTTCGCTTGCAATTCTTATGCTTTCGTCTTCGACTAGGTTACCTTTGTCGGTGTAACGGGAGCTAAAGGTTTTTCTTATTCCGTATTTCGCTAGCAATACTTGTTCTTCGACGTAGGTCTTAGCCGTTTGGCTTAGTAATTCGTTTTTAGAACGCGGTGATGTCATGATTTTACCAATCGCTGAGCATCGAACTTTAAAAGTATTCATAAAGCGTTCAACATTTCGGTTTGTGACTCAGTTAAAGTGAAACTAGACGTAATCTTTTCTTTGGTTACTTTGCCGTCTACAATTGCTTTGCACGCATCTTGAAAGCGTTTTGTATCAATAGCGGGTAATTTCTTTACTTGTTCGCCGCTTGCGTCCGTGTCTTTGTCCGTGACAAGTCCTAAAGACGAACTAAGAGCATAACGTCGGTAATATGTAACCCCAGACCCGAAGCTTTGGTAGTCGTTCATACCTTTAAGCGTTACGTGTGGTATTGCAACCTTACTTTCTAGGCTTTCGCCGCTTTCGACGTGGAAAATAAGCGTAACAATGTAGTCGATGCCTTCTTTAGTGTCTAGCATTTGGGTAAAGCCTAGCCCGTGTTTTTTTAGTAGCGGGTTAATCTTGTCAAAAATTGCGGGTAAGTCGGCGTAAGAATAGCCAAACCCTTGCGTTCCTTTGTGGATCACTGGTACTTCTTGCTGAAAAGCCGCAAGCGCTTTAAATAAATTTTTCATGTTCTTGTTTTGTTTTCGTGCGTTACGGATTCGCACCCCCCGTTTAATTAGTAACTATCGGAGTAATACTTTTGAACGCCGTCTATAAATAAATAACGTTCTTTGAGACCTCCCCTTTCGTCTTTAGCGTCGACGTAGACTTTTTCTTTTGCGCGCCAACCTTCCGAATTTAAGCCCTCCGCGTTATGCTTCTTACTTAACTTAACTGCCAGTTTTAATGCTGCGCTTTTTGTTTTCCGTTTGTGCCATTGCAGTATGTCAGTACCGCCGTCAATGCTACAAACTTCAATTGAATAAACCATATCTTTATTTTTATCAATGAACTTATACACAAATATAAGCATTAATTAGATACAAATATAAATTTTAACAAAAAATTAACAATTTTAACTAAATTTTAACAACTTGATTAGTTTTTAATCAGTAGCTTGTTTAATTTCTAAACACTTTTTTTTGTAGGTGTGTATTAAATACTTCAATTCGTCGGGTGTGTACTTGCGTGTTTCGTGGGCTTTTTCGTGCAATTCTAGTAAACGTTCAGGGCCTATGCGTTTTTCAATGCCTATTTGGTATTCTAATAAATTTCCGTGTTTGTATCGGTTGCACGTAACACATTGCGCATGTACGTTGTCTTCATTGAATGTAACCGCTTTGTGTCCGCCCATGCTGAAATAATGCCCAGCGTCGTACTTTTCACCTAAAGAACCTCCGCAACTTACGCAAGGCTTACCGCGATCGCGAAGACGAACAAACGTATTAAACACCTTTTGGGCTTCTTTGAGCCAGTCTGTGGTAGTTTTAAGGTCGTTCTTTAGCTTTACCTTAGTCTTTTTCCATTGAGCCGCCTTAGCTTCTTCTACAAAGGCTTTTATACATTCGTCTTTTAGGCAGTATTTGTGGTTAAAGCGTATCGGTTCGAACTTGTCTTTACAATTTTTACAGCGTGGCATCTTTGTATTTTAGTTCGTTTTTTAGTTCGTCGTAAGCTACTCTTAGTTGTGCGTTGCGTCTAGCTAGTTGGTTAAGCTCGCGGTTCAAACTTACTATTTCGTTTTGCATTTCAATTAAAACAAGTTCGGTTTTTAATAGCATTTCTTCGCTGTCCTTACCGCCGTTAATATAGTCCTTTGCGTCTGGCTTGTCCTTTTCGAGTTTTACCCTTACATTTTTAATTCGTTCGCGGACTACCCAAATGGTGTTTTTCGCCCATAGTATTTTTAAGTCTAGATCCATTTTAAAAAGTGTTTAAGTTGCGTAATTTTTGGCTTGTTGACATAATGCCGTCGGTTATTGTTTTTTGGCTTTCTTTTTTGTAGTACGTTCCCCTATTGGCGTAAACTCGTTTTCCTTTGTGGTCTAGCATGTAGTATTGGTATCGGTCTAAGTCTAAGAACATTTTGTAAGTTCCGTTTTTTGATACGCCTTTAGGCTTACTCTTAGCTACTTTCAAATGTACTTCGTTTTTTTCTGCGCCCGTTCCGTCGCTGTTTGTTAGCCCGTAAGGTGGTCGCCACGGAATTAACACGCTTAGACCCTTTCTAAACCATACTTGCCCACCCGCAAAGTCCCTAGCGCTAGGAATAGGGAAATAGCTTACGTCCGTTCCAGCAATTGTCTTAGCAGTTACCATAGGTTGGTCGCGAACGTGGTTAATTACGCAGTTGTGGCGGTTTGTTTTACGTGCGTTCTTACGAACTAGTCCTAGAATACGGCTCAAATACTTGTCTTCGCGTCCTAAGTCTGAGGCTATAAGTTCTTCGGTTAATTCGTTCCACGGGTCAATAGTGGTGGTATGTATTTTAATACCTTCTTTGCGTTCGATTTCGTCTACTAGGTCATAAAATTTCGTAATAGTTAGGTCTTCGTCTATGGGATCAATTACAATGAAATGCTGGTTAACAAACATTTCGGCGCTTATTTGTTCCCCGTTGGTCATTGAGTTTTGACCTTGAACGTAGGGCTTACCTATGTACTTGTAGCATAGTTCGGCAAATATTTCCGCACTACTTCCCGTTTCAGGACTAAATACAACGTGGTTCCAACCATGCAAACATGAAAGGTTTATAAGAAACTCAAACCATAGTTCCGTTTTTCCGCTTGCGGGCGCTGCGCCTATGTACGTCGTAGTTCCTTCTTTGATTGTAAAGGGTAACATATCCCAATCCCAACCCACGGACTTACCCCTTACGTCTACTTTTTGACGAACGGCGAACATTTCGGCGTTTAAGTCTGTTAGTCTTTTGTACATTTTTAGCCCTCCCAAATTTCAGTTGGTAAATTTACTTTTGGTTTGTTACGTTCTTGAACATTTTTATTCCAACGTTTTAGCCTTAATTCTAAGTTGAAGCTACTTTGTTTTTCAAACCTCATCTTTTTGTCATGTTCGCCGTGTTCCGTCCAGTAGTCGTAAAATTCCCTAATCATTTCCTTACCATAAGTTTCTAAATAAAAGGCTAATGAATGAGCAAAAGACTTTTTGCGAATATCAAAAGTTGCGGGGTTTTTCTTATTATCTTTTTCTACTTCTTTATCTACTTCTTTAATGCTAGAGCCTTGCTTTAGCGACGCTTTAGCCTTGCTTAAGCCACCCTTACGCCCCGACTCACTGAGTTTCAAGCGTTTAGACTCGATTTCTTTTCGCTCTTTATCCAAAAACGAAATTACAATTTTATTTTTTTTCGTCTTTAAATAATTTTTTTCAATCAAAATTTCGACTATTGTAGCGTTCCTTAAGCGAAGCTTAGCCTCGTCAATGGATAGGTCGTTATTCCTATTCCAGTATTCCGCGCACACACTAATAAATGCGCCTTGTAACTCAAATGATTCATAGCTTATATTGCCCGTGATCCATTCAGTAGCGTTAAACTTAAAAAATGGCAGCTCTTTACTCATTGCTAAAACTTTCTAAAGTTTTTATTAATGTGTAGGCTTGCTTAATATCAATGCAAACCGTTTTTGATTCTTGACCCTCGATAATTTCAAAGCAAATAAATTCACCTTTAGAAACAATCATTTGGTCTTTGTCATTAAATTGACATTTGAAATAAATTTCGTTCATTTTGTAATTTTTAGTAATAAAAAAACCCTCGCAAATCCGTAGGCTCTCACATCTACTTCATTACAAGGGTTAATAATACCTTTAGGTTCTATGGTGTGAGAGCGAACCATGTACAAATATAACGCTTTAACTCGAAATAAGTTGCTCGTCTTCTAAAATTTCTTCGTAAAAACCCATTTTTACCCGTCTTTGAATACGTTTAAAGGACACCATGTTATTGGCTTTGAGTATGTCCGTCTTTATGTCGTAGTCTTTTTTCGTCCTAAATATCTTAGAAATGTTTGGTAGTTCGGAGCCGTCTAAGTAGGCTTGAAGCGCGCACGTTTCGGCTATGTAGTCAGCATCTCGGTAACTAATTAAGTCTTTGTGTATACGTAACCCGTGTAAAATTGTAGCGTGGTTCTTGTCAAAGTAACGGCCTATGTCCGAAAGGCTCAGCCCGCAAATTCTTAACTCGTTGTAAAGGTAATAACGCTTGTAAAGTACGTCGCGACGTCTAGACTTGTTAAGTAGTCCGTATTTTTCGATGAGTTCGTTTATTAATGCTAATCTGTTCATAAAAATAAGTTTTCTAGTTCGTCAATTTTTTCTTGTAGTTTGCCAAAAACTCGGTCTACACCTTTATTGTATTGCTCATTCATTAGGTTATTTTCATGGTTTAATACATGGCCTAAAAACAAAGCTTTTGTTTCGTCTAGTTCTATGTTTAATTCGTTTAAAATAAATACTTCAATCATTTGAACGGGTGTTAATTTGTATTTTTCAGCTTTTCGTATCATATTTTCAGCGTCTTTATGGTGGTTAACGCCTTTTTCCCATTGTAATTTCATATTTGTTCTACTTTAAATTTTCCGTTTTCGTATTGACCCGTTGCTAGTAGGTCATGTTTTTTCCAATATGCTAGGCTTTGAGAATTTAAAACCCAGCTTTCGACGGCTTTAGATCCGACAAAATAAGTTAGTTTCCATTTCATATTTGCTGCATTTTGATTTCACAAATTCGGTTGTAAAGGTCATGGTTAAACGACGTCCAAAAGCGGTCTATTTGGTATTTATTGAATGCCCCACATATAGCCCTCGTCGTTGTATTCTTGAATGTAAGCGTCTTCGAAAGTGTTGGCTTCGTAAAGCGTCGTAAGGTAGTCGTCGCAGTCGCGCGTTTGTTTAATGGTAAGTTTTTCATTGTAGTCTTTTTTCGTTATTTTATAGTTTGCGTAAGCGTCGTAAATTTCTAGTTCGTATTCGGCTAGTATTTCGCCGTTCGTATTTGTGTCGCCCTCATCCCAAATGGTGACGTTTAAGTACACTAAATTCTTGTCGCTAGGTCTGTATACCTCAAAGTCTTTTAATTCTGTTACAATCATTTTATTTAAATTTGTCGTTATAAACGTGGTTCATATACTTGTCGTAAGACGGGCTAAGTTCGTAGGTATTTTTTTGGTGGGTTTGTGGGTCGTATGCTTTGGTGTCTAGAACGGGAAAAGTGTTCGTAGACATGAGCCAAATTATAAACGAAAAACCTATAATTGCAATAATGCCACCGCCTAAAATTTGCTTCTCGTCTGTGTTTAAGTCCTTAAATAAAAACGAATATTTGTTAAGTGTCTTCATGTTTTAGAATGTTAATTGTTCAACTTCAAAAGTAAATGCGCGCGCGTCGCTAGTTGTGTCTAAAATGCTTCGGCCTTTTTTACTAGCTTCTAAATAACCCTCAGCGTTAATGTTCATGAAGAATAACGTTTCGCGTTTGTAGTCTAAAATTGTAAGTCTAAATGTTTTCATGTCGTTGTTTTTGTTAAAAGATTATATGCAAATATAGATACTATTCACAACCTACCAAACTTTTTAACAACTTTTTTTAACATTTTTTTATATTCCTAGTATTTACGGGGGTTGTAGACGCAAACTTTTTTTTGAGTTTTAAGGTTTTACCCTTACTTTATTACAAAATAGTCACATTTTTACCCTGATTTTGTGACATAATGTATTATATAAGGTACAAACTAGGGGTGTTTTGTGTATTTAAATACCCGTTAGGGTGCAATATAATGTGGGTTTAATCGGTTTATACCCGATTAGGTACGCAAATGTTCGCAAATATCCTATTATAGTACGAAAAAACCCCATCCGTATAGAATGGGGCGATCAACTTAGATTTACTTTATTTTGGAATTACTAAAGTAGTACAAATATAAAACAAAAAAGCCAACCCCGAAAGGCTGGCTTCAAAACAGAACTAGAAAAAAGTGTTGCAATTTACTTAAAAAAGTATTCGTTTATGCTTTTTGTTAATAACCCATAGTTAAAGTGTATAAAACCCGAACGTCCTAGCTGAAAGTTTGTAGCTACCCAGTTGCTAGACGGGCTAAACGCGGGGTAATTGTAATACTTAAACACGTCCGAACTTGACGCATCGAATAAGTATTGGTGACTATCCCCTTTTTCGAAAATGATTTCGTACCCTTTATTAAGTAGGTCTTTACTATGCAAGAACCCGACTATTTTATTTATTTGGTTTGGATCAATCTTTGGCTTAAACCCGTGTTTTAAATTGTGGGTGTCTTTGCCGTGCGTCGAAATGAAACAATAGTTACCGACAAGTTCCCAGTCAATGAACGACGTTTGGTTAATTACTTTGACGTTCTTTAATTGGCTTTCAATGTATGACTTTACAGCCTGGTTAACGAAGTACGCAAAGTCGCCTGCGTGGTTATCATTACATACGCTTCTAAAAACAATCAATTTGTAGTGTGGCGCGAGGGCTTCTAAAAGACGAACCTTAAACATAAAGCCAACGTCAAACGCTTTTTGGTTACTCATGTTTTGAGGCAACGTATGCCCGCCCCTAGTTGTTTGCCCGTTAAACCCGTCTAAAAAGTCGCCTAGATCCGAAATGTAAAGTATGTTACTTTCTTGTTTTTCTAGGGTAAAGTTCACCATTTCCGTAAGACGTTCAAATAGTAAAGCTTCGTTCCATTCGGTTGGGTACATTGAACGGCCTTTGTCGCTTGCGTCCATTCCGATATGTACGTCGGTAAATACTAGCTTGTCAAATTCGCCCTTAAATTCAATTTTCTTTACGCGCTCAGTAGCTAACGGGGGTACGTCTTCAAATAGTTTATTAAAGTCAATCTTATTAACGTCGAACTCATTACCAAAAGACGGATTTTTAAAGAACAAACTAGCATCTTTTGACTTAAGCCACCCGTGTTTCACGTCTTTTTCGTCTAGTCCTAACCCGTTGGCTTGTTCTTTTATTGCGCGGTATTGATTAATTAACGCGAGTTCGTCTGGCCTTAGTCTTATTCGGGGTACACCCTGACTAACTACTGGTCGGCCACCTTTGTTTTTCTTCATAAAGGATTTTTATAATGTCTAAGTAGGTAATTCGTAAAGATACCCACCGCGAAACCTAAAACTAAAAGTAAAATATTAGGCTTAGTGTTCTTATGCTTTTCCGTTTTCCATTTGACGACCTCAACTTTTTGTATCATTTTAAGGGTGTCGCGTTTTAATCTGTACTCGATACGCTTTTCAAATCGCGTTTGAGGCACTTTAGAGACCTTGTAACGCACTATTGTATCTTTTTGGACTAATACCCTTTCCCACATTATAGAATCTCTTAAAACGTACGGGATTGAATCTATCGAAGTTATTTGAATTGTATCAGCAACCTCGTCGCAGCGGTAACCCTTTTTAAAGGCTTTACGGACATGGTAATTAACACCGCAAGATGTCGCAAATATTGCCAATATAAGCGACAAAATGAGTTTACTTGGCGATTTCAAAGTGCATCCAGTCATAATTTTTTTCTTTACCTAGTGAAACAAACCCGTGTTTATAAAAAATGTCAATCATTGGCGCGTATTCTGGGCGTGCAAACCGCGCAGTTTTAGAAGTTTCTTTTAATGTGTTACGTGCGGGGTCTAAGTCTATTGCAATACCCCAAGCGTGACGAGACCATGAAGAACCACCGCGCATTTTTCTAAACGCAAAACAGCCCCCGAAAAGGTCTATTCCTAGTTCGACCAAACGTTCGTACCCATAGACTTCTAAAAGTTCGTTAAACACGCTTAAAAACGCATCTGCAACCAATTTGTGGCAACGCATCTTTGTTACTTTCATGTCTAAGTCCCATGCTATGCGCATAGGGTAAGGCAAATTAATAGTAATTAAATACGTACCTCGTTCGTTAGGTTGTCCGTATTTCGCTAAGGCTTGTGCTGTTGTTATCATTATTAAGTGTTTTTCACCAACATTAAGTAATAAACCCCGTCAACTTTATCGACGGGGGGTTCTCGGTGTTCAGTATTCCTGGGCAGTCGAGTGGGGTGCTTTTATTTTTTTATTCCATACGCTTAGACCTAACGACGTAGCCGAGTAAGTAAGCAATCCAATAAAAACAAATTCGTGTACTTTAAACTCAGTAACCAAAGGCGCAAAGCCGTAAAGAACCGCGATCCAAAACGACGTAAAAGCGGACAGCCTTTTAATAGACCATTTGCCGCTAGGCCTTAGGGTTTCGTTTATAAGTTTTTTTATCATTTGGTAAGACTGCAAATAAGCGTTCGGGTAGGTCTATTCGTGTTTTGGTTGCTTGTCTAAAGCTTTGAGTTTTGTAGCAGTCGTAAAGGGCCGTCTCGACCTTGTTAAGTCGGTTGTCCGTGTGCCATAACCAAAGGCATAACACACCCGTAACGCCGTACTTTTTTACTATGGTTACAAACTCAGTCACTAGAATACCATTATAGCGTTGTTATACCCGTTGTCATTGTAACGCTGGCCGCAACGTCCCCAGCATGTACCTACGCAGTCGCACGCGTCAATCTGTGGGCGTAAGTCCGTGTCTTTATTTGTTTGGCTAGTGAATTGCGGGTACAAATTTTTGTTAGCTAGCAGGTATCTAATTAAACGTTGTTCGTAGAAGCTGGCTTTTTGTGCGTAATGCTCCATTGAAAAGGCAACCTCAGCACGTGAAACGCTGCCCGAATAGTCGCCAAATTGCGTTTGAATACCTTTGTTTTTAAGTTGGTAAGAAAGCCCAAAAACAGCATCTTCAGCACTACGCCAAGCCACAACGGGTTGAATAAATTCTACTAGCGTCTCTTCGTCGTTTGTCAAAGTCTGCGTATTGTACGCGTTTAACATGTACTTATAAAACGTTGTACCTAGAATTGGTTGTACTCTTAAGTCCGACTGCGTAGCAATGTATGGTGTTACGTCTGTTACGTCTACGTTTGCCGTAATAGGCGTGTTCGTCTTTAGGTAGGTTTCAGTTATGAAGTAAATCATTTCTTAAATGTTTGGGCGGGTTGTTGTGAAGCTACTATGTCGCCACCTTCAACGGGTGGTAAGCTTGCAAGTGCGCGGATTTCGTTAGGTGTCATTGTGTCCAAAACTTTAGTAGCTACAAGCGGGCTCATTGCGTTAAGTGCATCTTGTGTTTTACTAGCGTCGCCTTCTACTTCTACAATTGTTTCGTTAATTATTTGGAAATTCTTAATTGTAAAGTCAGCTTTGAGCCTAGAAATGTTTAATAGTTCCGTGAATATTTCGGTAACCATTTCGCGCAACGGAATAACTACGTTTTTTTCAAAGATTACGTAACCTTGTTTAATGTCAGCGCCACCGCCTAAACTACCCGTTGTGCGCACACCCATTAAAATAGGGTCGATTGTATGGGCAAAACAAATTTGCTCGGTGTTAAGCGTGCTAGCTTCTTGAAAAAGTTTGTCATTTTGGTTGGTTGGTATACTTTCAATTTTAGGTAGTTGGTCGGCTGAGTTTGCAAAGAAGGCCACACCTTTACCAGCGTTTGCCGCGCCTTTCATTCGGTCGATTGTGTCACGTAATACTTTCTTTTCTTCTTCGCTTTGCGGTCTCTTAGGAAACATCATTGCGAAAGCTGGGAAAATACTATTTTGAATGTTCGACTTTGCGAAGTACGAAAGTTCACCCGACAAAAAGGCGAAGTTTAAAGCACTTGAATACTGCGGTAATGAGTAATAATCTTGTCCAATGCTAGGTAATTCGTAGCTATAAAGCTGGCATCTGTCCGTGTTAAGCGGGTGGTATGGTTTTACTTGTTCTACGTCAATACGGCTAGCCCAGTCGTCGCACAAATAGTAACAAGTTTTAGTGTTGTTTATACGGACTTTTTCAGGGCTTACGTTTTCTATTCTGTGTAGCTTGTTTTTGTCGTCAAAATGCAACTTAAAGTAGACGCGGTTGTGCATTACTAGTTGTTTTGTAACGGCTTTAACCGACTTGGCTAGGCGCATTTTCTTTTCCCAAGTGTAAATGTCTAGGAGTTCTTGCGGTGTAAGCTTGTCCGTTTTTAGTTCGTAACCCGCGCCAATAGCTGCGTTTACTTTAAAGTCTACAATAGCCCCATGTAAAGGCGACGTGTAATAAAGTTGGTTTAAAGTTTCGGGAAATAGGTTGTCTGATCCAAAAGGCACATAGCCTGCCACCTGGTAACGTCCATTAACGTAAGGAAGCGACAAGTCACCGCGTCCGATTTTACCGAAAGGCGTACTAAAAGACTGATAGCCTTCTATTACTTCGGGTTTTTGTTGTTTGAATCTATCGAAAATTCCCATTTTATTAGTCGTATATGCTAGAAATAGAACCGCCCGCAACAACTAAGCGCCCTTCTTCTATTAAATTAAGTCCGTTTGTATTCGTGTTTTCGTCTACTATTATTTCTTCGTCGCTTTCGTAAACTGAGTACGTGTATTGACCGCGCGTTAGTTCGAGGTCTACACCTTCTTCTAAAGTGAAAAGGTTGTATCTAGTCGGAAAGTTTGACGTGTCAACACCCGACCACAAAACGGGTTCGGTTGCCGTGTTAAATTCGCCCTCAAAGACGAATAAATAAAAAGGGTCTACTAACGTCGTTACTTCGCTTAAAGTAAGTGCAAACGTGTTTATTTCGCCTTTTTCAATGTAAATCATAACAATATTAAAATTCGTTTGGGACTTGTTCAAACAGAAAACCCCCTACTAAGAGGGGGCTAACTATGTTTGGTAAGGAAAATTTACACTAATAAACCTGGCACAATTGCCGCGTCTACTTCAAATGCGAGGGTCTCATTTTCAGCCAAAAGTGTAAGGCTGTATTTACTGCCATCTGCACGGGCCACACCTGAACCTTCGCCGTAAGCGCTAACTTGCAAGAATGGGAAATACCAAAATTTGCCGTTTGCGTCACCTACAACCGCTGTTAAGTATTGTTGACCAGCGCCAAGAACTTTAATAGCCTTAGACTTTTCTTGGTCGCGTCGGTGAAACATTAGGTTAATAGTTTGAGTAACGTAAGAAGAACCATTCACTAAGTCAATTGTTCCGTCTTCGGTAAAGCTACCCGTATTGCGTTTAAACTCCATCGCAACAAAAGGAGAAGTGTAGTTAATGTCGGTTACTTCCCAGTTCGTGCCCGTTTCGTTGGTAGTAATTCCCGTAATGTTATCCTGTTGGTTAATTAGTAGGGTATAAATTCCCCCGCTATTTGAATCGCACCCCTTGAGGATCTCTAATAATGTACTGCATGCCATGATTTCGAATATTTTTTTGTTATAAAAAAGGGCGGCGTTTTATGGCCGCCCCGTATATTTTAAAGTGTGGTTAACGACTAGTCGAAACAAACGTTGTAAACTACAATTTGTGAAGGGTTCGTGTAGTGGAAACCAGCTTTAAGGTTCGCACGTGTACGAATGTAAGGCTCAGCAACTGAATCAGAAAGGTTAACCGCTTTCAATGCTTTAGCGTCGCCCTCTGCGTCAAACGCGTAGATAAGGTCTGTTTTCAAAGCAAGAACCATTGTGTTAACTGGTGCGCCTTCTGCAAGAACAATTTTGATACCTAAGAAAGTAGGTGCAAGTGGTGCAGTAACGTAAGTCATGGTGTTACCAGAAGCGGCAGCAATTTGGTAGTTTACGAATACGTCGCTAGAAACGAACAAACGAAGATCTGCACGCTTAGATTGAACCGCCGCTGGTGAAGCTTGAAGAACGCTAGTCATGCGAGCCAATACGTTAGACGAAGTAATAGCGTCTGTGTAAAGACCTACTACGTCTGTGTCAGCACATAATTTTTTAAGGTAGCCGTCACACAAAGAAAGAACAGGGTCAGTACTTTCTGTGTCACCTTGCCAACGAATAAGCTCTAAGTCGTTACCGATACGGCCAGCCATTTCGTTCCAATAGTAAGCCATGAAAGAAGGTACGCTAAAGTCGCCGTTTGAACCTTGCGACATTTGCAAAGCCAAGAAAGATTGCTCTAAGTCGAACTGACAAATTTGGCTCATTGCTGAAAGCGCACATACGTCGATGTCTACTGCGTCGAGGTTGTCAGTAGGGGCAGTAAAGTTACAAGTAGATGCAGCCAAAAGGTTGCCGAAAGTAACGTTAGCCAATTTAGTAGCTGACTTAATACCAGGAAGCGTGCGGTAGTTGTCCGCGATGTCTTCGGTTAAGTAAGCTTTTGAGTAGAACTCGTCTGGGTTAGGACATAACAACGCGTTTGTTTCTACGTCCAAGTCAAATTTAAGATTTCTCATTTTTGTTTGGTTTTTATTTTGTTTTTATTTGTTTACTTGTTTGATGCACGAAACATTTTGAACTTGTCAAATGCTGACAACTTTGTGTCTTTAGCCATTTCGATTTCTTCTTCTTCTTTGATTACGCCTAGTTCTTCAATTTGGTTTTTTAGGTCTGCAATCATTCCGATTAAAGCGCGTTCGCGTTCTTCGATTAAAGGCATAACAATAGCCATGATAGCTTCAGAATCTGCCGCAGGATCAATAGCCATTTCTGTTGCTACTTCTTCTTCTACGACTTCTTCTTCGGTTACGCTTGTGTCTTCCATAGCTACTTCTTCGGTAACTTCTTCTGTTACTTCGGCCATTTCGACTTCTTCTTTTTCTACTTCTTTGATTTCGATTACTTCGCCGTCTTTGACTACGTAAATCTTACCTTCGATAAGGTGTTCACCATCTGGGAAATTCATATTATTTTGTTTTAAGTGTTTACTTAATTTCATTCCCAAAAAGCCTTCGATTGAAAAACCTACTTGTTCGTCTTCTACTAGCTTATTGTAATAGTCTACGTCGGTAATTTGTGCCGTAAGCATTAAAGTGCCTTTAGGAACGTCAATGCCATAGGTTGTAAGTGCTTTATCTTGGGTAGGGTTTTCGACTATCCACGCTTCTAAAATGTAAGCGGGAACTTCTTTACTTTGGTCATGTTCTAAGTTGAAGACGTTTCTATTAGAAAGGTCCTTCATGAACTTGACGTAAATTTGTTCTATGGTTTGTTCGTCGAATTGTACGTAATATTCGCCGTCATCGTCGCGTCTGTAAATTTCCATAGGAATCATTGCGGGCGCAGTAACGCGGTATTTTAAACTATCGCTAAAGAAACGCTTTGCAACGTTTTCAAAAGCTAACCCGCGCACTTTTATAGCGGGGTTTGATGTGAAGGCAATTTGTTCGATGCCTAAGTCTTCGCCGTCTGAGTATTCAGGGTCGATAGTTATTTTGTAAATGGGTAAGTCATTAACCATAACCATATTAAAAAACCCTTATATTTGTTCAAAAAAATCATGATAACAATTTGTAACAAAGACATTCCGAACGAGTTAAACGAGCTAACCATTCAGCAGTTTGAAGACATTACGGCTATTCACTCAAACGAAAAGCTAGACAACGTTGAAAAGCATCTAGAAGTATTTAAGTACATGGGTGTTCAAGAAGTTGAAGACATGGAATTCGAAGATTTTAAAGAAGCAATCCGTCTTTTTAACACGGCTAAAGCGCCTGAAGGTATTTTATTAAAACGTTTTGAAGCGGACGGGTACACTTACCAAGCCTACGAAACCGAATTTAAACTAACGGCTAAAGACACAAAGCATATTGAAAAGATTTTAGCGCATAAGCACAAAGGGTTTGTTTCCGAAGCTATTGCCGTTATTTTTAAAAGAACGGACCTAAGCAAAACAGAACACTACACCGACGCGCATATCAAACTAAAAGCTAAAATTATTCGTGAAATGCCTGCCGAAGTTGCCGTGCCTTACCTAGTAGCCATTGCCGAAACAATTAACAAACAAGTTCAGTCTTTAAATGAAAGTTCCGAAGGGGTGGCATGAAGTTAAGTTGTACCAATTTAAGGAACTTCGCGAACTCAAAGACGCCGAGGGTTTTTTCAATACACAACTAGAAACGCTTGCAATACTTTTAGACCTACCTACCGAAGACCTAGAAGAACTTTCACTAGAAGAAATAGGCGAACTATTCAAGTCGGCTAAATGGGTTCTCAGCGAGCCTAAAAAGGGCCATGCAAGCGAAGTAATTATAGACGGCGACACGTACATTTTAAAGCCGTTTAAGAAGCTAACACTAGACGAGTTTATAGACCTTAACTTTTTCTTGTCAAATGATTACTTAAAGCACATTTCGCATATTGTTTCCGTGTTTTATAGGCGTATCAATACCGACAACTGGGGTAATATTGAATTTGAACCCTATGTATTTAACCCGTTCGACGTTTACGACAAGTTCGACGACCTTAAAATCACCCAAGTTTACGGGCTTATTCCTGAATTCTTAAAGTGGCGCGAAGACTTTTTAAAGAAATACGAAAATTTGTTTAATGAAGACGACGAAGACGACGACGAACCGCTAGACGTTAAAGACTTTGACAGCCTAGAAGAATATAAGGAAAGTTTGAAGGCCCAAGAACAAGCCAAGAAGTCTAAAAAGTGGGGGTGGGAATCTTTATTGTTTGACCTTTGTGAAGGTGACATAACAAAAATAAAGGCAGTCGGTGAACTGCCCTTAATTTTCGTCTTTAATATGCTAAGTATGCGTAAAGAAATGGGCTACTTAGAAACCCCTAAATTTTAATGCGTCGGTAAAGTCGCCGCCAATAGGTGCGAAAGTGTAAACAAGGCTTTTCTTTTGGCCTAAAATTGTAGCTACTTGCAAAATTGGGTAGCGCTTAGCCATCCATTCAGTATACTGCTGATAAATTTCAGCGGTTGTGCCCTCGGCGTTTAGGCGTTCGGTAAGCTTAGCGCAAAGGTCGAAAGGTAACATGTTTCTAGTTCCGTTGTTCAAAAACCCGAAATAGTACATTGCGACTATTTGTATTTCTAATTCACCCAACGCGGGAATTTTAGCATTGATCCGAATTGAATCATAAAGCGCCTCGGTGTCGATTAAGTTTTCTTCGGCAATGATACGGCGCAAGGTCTTAGCAATCTTGTTACGCGTTTTGTAAAGTACGTTGAACGTTCCGTTATTCTTGTAAGCCATTTTCTTCGTCGGTTTTTTGGTCTTCGACTAGCTTTTGTAAATACTGCAAAATTGGTAAACCATACATTGTAGGTATTTGGTTTGCATAGTCTGTTAGTTCCTTTACGTTTTCTTCGCTTAAATTAATCATGTTTCTTAAATTAAAGTTACGCCAATAGCGGCTGCAACGACTTGGTTAACGTAGTTGTTGTCAGTACCCCACGCTGCGAACTGCTCAGGTGTTAAATCGTAGTTGTCATCTGCTACTACTTTTCCGTCTTCAGTTAGTAACTGCCAGTACGTTGTGCAAGTCGTTGCTTCAGTTGTAAAGTTAAGAACTAAAACGGACATTTGCGTTGCCGTTCCTGCGTTTAGTGGGTATACAATCGGTTCAATTGCTACTCCTTGTGTTGGTTGTGTTTTCATATTTTTATTTAAACTATTTTTAATGTTCCTGCATCGTTCCATATATCGCCTGCTGAAAGACCTGCGCT